TTCACCGTCTTTGCCAGTTACACGAGCAACTTGTTCACCAGTCATATACTGTTGAGCCAAAGCCATCATTCTACGACCAACTTCAGCAATAGCCTGTTCAACTACAGCCAACTTATCTGAGGTGCGGGCGTTAGCAGCATCTTGTAGCAAAGACGACTCTGTTGCTGTACGGCGAATTTCAGAAACAGCACCACGCTGAAACTCTGACACACCAGAAATACGGTCAATGTCACCAATAATCATATTGGACTGATTATAAAACTCTGGTGGGTTAATTACTGCTGGGAAAGCAGTAACAACACCAGCGATTGGTTCATCAGACATAACAGGAACCATAACATTATCGTCATCTGATTCTAGGGCTGAACGACCAAGTTGGTCAAAAGCAGATTCCTTATACAGATATTTGCGACTAAACTTTTTACGATGATTCATCATCTGGCTACGGGTTTCATTAAGTTCCCGTTGCAAAGGTTCAATTGATTCTAGGTCACCAATAGGGTAAAACATGTCTGGAACATCATAGTTGCGCAACATAACAAATGGTTGCCCAAATGAATAAGGCATTTTGGTTGGTTTGACCAGAAACTGGTCTGATGTTTCACAAAAAATAGACATGCTTCCGTTAGCAATGTCGTAATATTCCCAAATTTCTGCGTAACCCATATTTTTGTCGTGTACCTTTTTACGGCTTGGGTCATCAGAGTATTTACTTACGGCAACAACCTGAACTTTTTCTCGTGCCGACTTGATGTAACGCTTATCGTTTTTGATTTCGTTGATTGGTCGGCGGATACGCTGAGCAATCCATTTGATGTCCCTCATACTTGTGGCATCTGGGTCAACAAAAACATCGTGAACAGATACCCGTTCAGCAAACGGTGTGTCCTCACGAATAACGGTATTTGTTGTTGACTCTCCGCCTTCAACATCATCCGAATATTCTTCATCGGTGTCAATTGATTCTTCTTCAACGAAACGGTAACCTACTTTAATCCAACCATGACCAAAAGAAAGCATGTCTTTAACTGAACGCCTGAACTCTGAGCGAACATCCCGTTTTTTCCACCAATAGTTTACAACAGCCTCAGCAATAACAGCGTTGGCAGCGTTTTTTGAATCTACAGCATTGACAGTTATCTTAGGGTAGTTTACAGATATGCTTGGTGAAATAACATTGATAGTGGAGAAAGCAATGTTGACCAACATTTGGTCCTCAGCCTTGTAGTCGTCAAAATGACGACCACGATACATGTCTCTTAGCCGTTGCCAAGTCCCATCATAGCCATCGTCTTTGCGCCATTTACGACTGGCTTCAACACTCATTTTCATTTTCTTCAAATAGTCGGCAGATGATTTCCTAGCCATTATTTATTCTCTTTTCCATCATGCCAACCAATATGGTTGTCCAATTTAGTAGCAACTTTATCAACTTTGTTTCCTATGAGTTTCAGTAGGATTCTGGCTTCCGCATGTTGGTCGGTATTTTCTTTGCGAAGTTTTTGTAATACCACAACGACTGGTCCCATAATGATTGCGACAATGATTGGGACCCATACGGATGAAAACATGACTCATTACATCCAGTTCGTAACTGGCTCTGCGGTAATGCCATTAATTTTAGCCTGTTCCACAGTTTGACGCTGACGCTCACGAATAGTAGGACCGTGAAAATCTTCTTGACCGTAAGTAAACCCAAGACGAACTCCTTTAATGTGGCATTTAAAACAAATAGAGCCGCGATGGGGCATTTGTTCCGAAAAGAACAATTTTTGGCAAGTTTCACACAATAATTCCATCATAATAAGATTGTGCGTTCCCTATTGTAGAAAAGGTGTCCTTTGCCGAACATTATGTGCCCCAATAAAGGTTTTACCGATAGGTTTTTCGTCATAAATGTGCTGTTCCCACCAAAGCAAACTGTTTTGTGGAGGTGGAGCATCCTGACGATACTCAGGCAACCAAACATATTTCAACATTTGGTTACAAATAGCCAACGAAATAACCCTGTCATCATGCGGGCTACCCGTTGTACGACCATTTTCTTTGCGGACAAAGGTCCGCAATTCCGCAATAGTTAAACGGTCATAAACCTCAATGTCGTTATCACGCAAAGCAGCAGATAACTCGTCAATCATCAACGGTTTACTAGTAGCACTGGTTCTCCAACCCAAAATTTCTGTTGCCTCAGGACGAACACGAGCCAATTTTCGTTGTCTAAACAGGTTTTTGTAACCATGTTTTTGAGCAGCCTTAAGAGTAGTCAAACCGTGGTTGTTATTTTCAATACCCAACAAAGCATTATTGTACCACCAACCCAATTCCGCTAATAAGTCACCAAACAAGTCTGGTTCAATACGACCATGCCAAGTTGCAACAACCATACCACTGTTAGCCTCAATAATGTGGGCAGAACTAAAGTCACCATAAGATAAACCTTCAGCGACATCGGCTCCAATAACATAAACCGATTCTACTCTAGGGAAATCCCAAACCATCATCTCACCCTCGGGCGTATGTCTAAACTCACCATTACCATCAGAATACAAATGATAGTATCCACGGCTAGGTTCAACCAAAGTCATATCATCCAACATTTGTGTATCAAAAACTGGGTTACCAGATTTGATAAATGCTTCCTCGGCGTATGTTGGGTACTCTTGATGCAACTGCCAAGGGTTCATGTTTTTGGCTTTTGAATCATACCAATCTTGTCCACGCTCACCATCAGCAGACCACGGAAAAAAGATTCCTTTAAATTTGTTGGCACCCGTTTGGGAGCCAACCCATAACTGGTGATAAAAGTTTCCTGAACCGTTAGCGGTGGACAAGCCAATCACACGACCGCCGACATCGGCTACAGGTTCAATAGAAGCCCACGCTTCCTCAGCATTAGGCAAAAACGCCCATTCGTCCACAATAACCAAATATACAGACTCACCACGAGCAGGGTCATTACTGGAAGGTAATGACTCAATCGCAGATTCGTTATCAAAAACCATTTTTAGTTGATGTTCCGTAACCTGTTTTGGTCCCCTTTCACGCATCCATAATGGCAAAAATCTGTAACCATATTTTGCTTTACCAAGTAACTTAACTGATTCTCGTTCCGTACGACTTAACATAACAATAAAACGGTCATTAACAAAATATGCTAACCAAAAAGCATATGCGGCTGCTAATGTGGAAAACCCAATCTGTCTAGCCTTAAGAACAATACTGTATCGTTCACTCATCCAAACCTTAATGGTTTCAATTTGTGCGTTACGCAACTCTAAGTTTATACGACCCTTTTCTGGGTGTTTAATAAACCAATAATTAGAACAAAAATATTCAAACGCTACCATTTGTTCTTCTAATGTTCCGTTAATTGGACCGCGACATTTCCTCCACTCGGATTCGTTTTTTAACTCCCTTAAATCCAAGGTTCACCACCCCAAGGCTGCCAACCAGCATAATTATAAATAGCCATAAACGCTTTAGCGTTTACACTAGGAATATAAAGTTCGGAACAATCATCTAAAATTCCTTGCTGTTGCAACCATCCTTTTTTAGAGAACTGTGACGGTTGACACCAGTAACCATTAATTTGAAACAAACCATAAGACCCACCATTGGGGTCTTTGGGATTATGTGCAACTTGACGGCAGCGTGACTCACGCCACATAATGTAATCAACTTGAAAAATCATTTTACGGTTATCAGAAACACTACGAATAAGATGCTCTCTAGAACCACATTTTAAATCAAGTGTCTTACCAGCCGAAACTGGAGAGACAAATAAAACCGTATACAGTAAAACAAACACAAAAATAATTTTACTCATAAGACCATCCTAGATGACTACTGTCATCAATCGGGGATATTACTTGAACAAAGCCTTAAAAGACTCATGGACCTTTTTAGGGTCATCTGCAAATTCTGGAGACAATTCTAGGTGGTACCAGTCACCATTAGGCGAACCCGCCAAAGTTGCTTTACTATATTTAGACCATCCCTTACGAGTACATTTATAACCCCGACCATACGGCTTAGGGAAATAATCCAGCACCATTTCAACACCCAACGCATCAGCGTTGGCAACAATCATTTCAATAACCTTATTAGCCTCTTGTCGGGACTTACCACGCCAACTCAAGTCCATAGCCCTACCAGTAGAATGAACACTAAGGTATTGAGGTTTTCCTTTAATTGGGCGAACGCCCCAAGTTCCATTATTCCAAAGATTACCCTTAGACAATAGTGAGACATGTTTCACAAAGGCTTCGGTGCCTTTGCGTTTACCTTTGGCTATCCCATCGGATGTGCCAGTATACTTCAAAACTATTCGTCCTCGCTAGGGATGTCGCTAAATAGTGCTTCATCGGTTTTGCGGTTCTCTGAACGCTGAGCAAATTCTCCTAGACCGATAGCAGATAAAACAAATGCTACAACGGATTCCGTTGGAACGGAATCCGAAAATATTGGGGCAAGCAAAGCGACCGCTGCGGAAACAAATGCTGCGGCACGGACAGGGTTGTTGTGGACGAATCCTTTAATCTTTTCCATACTATAGGGTGGTCGTTCCCTAGTGATATATCAGCCAACGGGAGGAGGTGGAGGAAACTCTACCCAAGACAATGTGCTTTCATCCCAGCGATAATCACCTTCAGGTTTAGGTGTTGGTGCTTGCCAATCGTTGTTACTGTCCAGTGACCATGATGCGTGTGGTTGTGATGTAACAAACTCATCACGAACAGGGTCGTATGCGCAACCTATTGCTGCATAATTCTTGCGAATGTTGTTGTTGTAACTCGTTTGAATCCAAGTTCCACCCAACAGGTTATGACACCATTCCGAACCATTTGTTTCGTGTTCATCAGCAACCACAATAACTTGAACAACAATATTGTTTTCATCTATTTGAGCAAAATGAGCCATTACGCAACCACCAAACTAGTAGTACCTGTGCTTGTAAACTCGTGAACAGTGTATGTTGTGGCACCACTTGGTCCAACAGTTTTTGTTCCACCAGTAATTGTATATCCAGCACTAGAGGCAGCAGCCGTTAAATAACGAACAATAACAACGCCAGAACCACCAGCCTGACCATAGTTGCCGAAGTATCCACCACCGCCACCGCCGCCTTTGTTTGCTGCTGGAGTACTTCTTGCATAACCGTAACCATAATAGTCGTTGATATAGATGGCACCACCACCACCGCCGTCAATACCTGCGTTACCGTTAGTGTAGTCTCCACCTGCTGAACCACCGCCACCACGCATGACTGCTGTACCAGTAATATCGTTACTTAATCCAGCACCACCGTTTCCCGCACCACCAGCACCAGTACCGCCAAGACCACCCGATGCAGCAGTAGTGATGGTTGCAAATGTGCTTGTTCCACCAGCACCGTTTGCAGCACCGCCTCCAGCACCAACAATCACAGTGTATGTTCCTGCACCAAGTTCCAAAGGTGCTTCTAAGGAAGCACCATATCCGTTTGTTGCACCAGTAACATTGGTTCGGTAACCACCAGCGTTACCGCCGCCACTATCGCTGCCTCCGTTGCCGCCACCAATAACTAAATATTGGAAAACAATAGGTAATGCACCACCGCCACGCCAATAGCCATCAGCCTGCAAGGTGTTTCCACGGCGACTGCGTGGTGCCAAAGCACCACCGCTAATCGATGTACCACCACTAGTG